GAGAAAAGTCCATATAACCCTGGTGTTTTCCATTATCCTAAGAATATTATAAGACCTCACCAATCTTTCAACATAGCTAACTCTGGATATAGAATTACCCTTGGCGTAAGAAATGTATATTACCTGATTTGACTTAAGCTTTCTAGTCATTTGAGGGTTGTTTGGATACTGAACCCATATTTGTTCAAAGTCATCTGCACCAACTTTTTCAACCATTGGTTGAAGCGAGGTGGCATCCAATTCTTTAAATCCTATGATTTTTTTACCCTTGTTGTCATATATTATCTCATATGAAAGAAATCCATCAATTAGAAACTGCCTAAAAAGCTGCCAAGCTAAAGTAGTTTGCTGGAAATTAAATAAATGATAGATCCTCTGGAAATTTTCAGATATTCTCTCCTTAACTTTATCGGAAACCTCTACGTTTTTAAATTCTGGATATCCTATTATGTTACGGTCATCATAGACAACAGCTTCGTCGCAAATGGTGTCCAATATAAACTCTATCTCGCCATTAAGGGAAAACTTTCTCAGAAAATTTCTTTTCTCGATGTAATCCCGGTCAAAATAGGCAATATACTTTTTTACTTGCGTGTCCGCATGTGAAAGGGTCCAATAAAAAGCGTCATCCTGTGTAAAGCCAGTTCCGGATTGATTGAAAAAAGAAGATTCACTCTTACCTATGGCCTGAGAATTTCTTATCACCATATCCTCGTATTTCATACCGAATCTGGATATGTTAGACAAACTTCTTAAAATATTACCAAATGCTCCCGTTGGTTGTATAGGGTCTATAAATCCTGCCATTTTTTACTATAAAGTTATTTCTCCTTCAGCCTCGCCACCCTTTTCTTCACCTTCTTTTTTTGCTTCTTTTTCTTTTTTCTTTTTTGCAGCCAAATTTGCTTTTATATCAGCATCACTAAGGCCTAAAAAATTCTCTATCAGATAAGGCATCGAAAAATAAGGTTTTTCACCATCTCCCATTATTGCTGCCAAAGCATCAACAGCCTCTTTTTTCTTTGTTATCATTTCTATCTCCTGATTGATCTTAAAAGAGTTATCGCTAACGTACTTTAAACCAAGCTGGCTCTTAAAAGAGAAGTCATCTTCCAAAGATTTAAAATCTTTGCAGGTCTGGAGCCAAAGAGGTTTCACTATAATTTCTTGAAAAATAGATCTTAGACGTGAAATAAATTTACTGAATCTAATTTCTTCCTTATCTAATCCATCCGCTGAATTAGCATAGCTTGAAGTGCTAGATCCATCAAGACCTTTAAATCTTGTAGCTGGAACTTTAGATTCCTCTATGAATTTATCATAAAAATAAGCAAGAGGAGCTGTGTCATTCAGGTCAGGTCCATCGGCTTTCAAAGGATCTATCTGAGGTTGTCCATTTTGTCCCTGCGGTATAAGATAGTTTTTATAAAATTGTATCTTAGGACCACCATCAACTAAAAGTTCACCAGTATCATCATTGAGTCTTATATCTTCCTTATAGATACTCATGAGCTCGCCTAGAGTTTGCATAGCTTTTTGAGGTGATCTGGACCCAACCGGGACAGTCATCTTCATTTTATATGAAGAGTTCATAACAGACCATATTATCCTGGTGTACTCAATTATTCTTAAAGTATTATACGGGCGGATTAGTCTCTCAGTATAGCTAAGTCTAGATATAGAATTTCCTTTAGCATATGATATGTATATTATCTGTGAATCGTACAATGTTCTTTTTCTTCTAGAATCATCAGGAAACTGAACCCATATATTAAGAAGTGTTCCATCTGGCTGTTTTTCGACGCTAGGAATTAAAGTTATAGGATCCAACTCTTTAAATCCTATTACATTTTTACCTTTGTCATCATAGATTATCTCAAAAGCTAAAAAACCATCAACTAAAAATTGTCTGAAATACTGCCAAGCTGTAATATCGTCAGCAAATCCCCACATATCATAAATCTTCTTGTAGTTTTCATAAAGCTTTTCCCTCATTTTTTCATTGATGGTGGTCAAATCTAAAAAATCAGGATAAGCAAAGAAATTAGAAGGATCGTAATTAATTGCTTCGTCGCAAACTGTATCCAAAACTTGCTCTATTTCAGGATTAAGAGAAAATTTTCTTAAGTAGTCTCTTTTTCCCTTGTAATCTTTATCAAAATACGAAATGTATTGTCTTACGGTAGTGTCTTGCTTAGCAAGACTGTATAAAAAATTCTCGTCGAGAATATTTGATTTATTCTTATTGAGGAAAGCAGCTTCTGTACTACCTACAGCCATAGAATTCTTAAGAACCATGTCCTCGTATTTCATACCGAATCTAGAAAGCTGCTTAGCAGACTCCCGGATTCTCTCAAAAACCGGACTTCCCGTTTGATTATCTACAAATCCCGCCATTATACTTTATTTCTTTTAGCGCAAAATGCTATTTTGATTTCGCCCTGTAGTCACTATATATCTGATTAAGGGAAGACCCCTCTAAAGTAGATATTGTTAGATATGGTATTTTTTCCCAGTCTTTCCTATCAACAACGGATGCATTTCTTATAGAGGAGGAGGAGATACCATAATTTGGATTGGACCCAATCGAATTCTTTACTAGCGATTTTACTACCGCAGGGGTTAAAGAAACTTTCTCACCCTTACCGAAGTTCTTCTCAACATAGTCGAAAACGGATTCTAAAATTTTAGTCCTATCACCAGGTGGGATCTTTACTAGATCCACACCCAATATAGTAAAACCAAAGTCCTTCTTAATAATATCGGAAACCATAACAATGGGTATTCCGTTTAAGTCTTTTTTAGATTCTTTGGTCTTACTCAAATGGTGGAGGGAAAAAATTGATCCTATAGAAAAGAAATCGATTATCTCGTTGGGCTTAATGTCCTTTCCACTTTTGACATAGTTCTGAATGAAAAATTCATTAGATTTATTTATGGCATCGGCAACAGACTTAAAGGAATCCTTATATTTCAAAAAAACTTCAACGAAAGGCATTATCTATTAAATAAAAATTTTTCGTCAACAACACCAAATCTAAATCCCCTTTTTTTAGCCCACTCTTTAGCTGCTTTAAATTTAGCTTGGTTGGTTATCCACACCTTCATGTTATAATTATATGACTCTAATTTTTTAGCTGTCATATTTCCCTCGTAAAGTGGTCTTTGCGTCTGTGACTCTGGCTTTACTTCTATTATCCACTCCTGGTTGCTTCCGTCAGAATTCAAAGTTTTGATGTAAAAATCAACATAATACTTGTGCATTTTCTGATCAAGGGGATTCCAATAATCTATAGAGAGAGGCTCAGAACTCCATTTAACAACATTCTCGTTCCTATCGCAATAATTGCAAAAACGCTGCTCCCACGATGATCTGTATATTATCTTATGTGGATCTCCAACATACTTGTCTGGATTAACGGGTTTAAAAAGACCAGACTTAAAATTACCATTTGGTTTGACCTTTTTTATAGACATTATCTATACGTTGTATGTGTTATCGTCACCAGTAATGTGGCTAAATGGGATAGTCTTTGGGTTTTTTGGCGGATGTATTTTTTTCCAACCTTTTGCAAACCCGTTTTTTGCAACTTGGGTAAAATAAGCGAAAGGATTGTTGGATTTGGAAGGATCAAATCTGTTCCAGTATTTACATAGGTCCTCCATTGCAAAAGCCATACAATCCTCTTTATCTTCAGGATCTTTATAAGCCATTTTTTTGGATATTCCGCTAATCATAAGGGAGAACATATCTATAGTTTCTCTGGTAAGCTCCCCTCTTTGTTTTGATTCGCTAACTGCTCTCAACAGTTCACTGTTCTTGACATAATCTTTTGCCATTGCTGCTTTGGTGTATTTTGAAAAAAATACTCCCTCAATTGAGGGAGTTGCTGTTTACATTATATCTTATCGAAAAATTACTTGGATGTTTCATCCTCGCCTTCTTCAAAATCAGAGACGTCCGTAATTCTCTTAGATGGTGCTTTTGCAAATTTTCCTTTTACGGAATCAACAAAAGGTTTAGCTTGATTTTTTTGCTCCGGATTTTCTGGTGCAAAATAAAAATTACGGCTTAATTTTTTTTTTCAGTCCCAGCTTCATTTAGGTTATATCCGATGAAATCAGTTATTCCGAATTTTAGTCCTGTCTTTCTATTACCTGGACTATCTGCTAAGTTTTGAGCCTTAGAAATAGCGGATATTGTTTTAGAGCTGTGTGTTGTTTTAGTTCTCGCTATAGGATTAGACATTCCCTGATCTTTAACACTAGAACCTTTAGTTTCTGGTGTTTTACCAGTTTTGGAAGGTGCGTTGACAAGTTTTGATGATCTAACATCTCCAGACGTTGATTCATCTAGATTATAGCCTATTTCATATCCAGAAACGTCAAAATCAGTTGGCTTTTGTCCTTTTACACCTGCTGATAGATTAGCAGCTTTAGCATTCTTAAGATCCTTTGCCATTGGCTTGCTACTGTTTTTTCCAGGGGCTTTGGAATAAGTTGGCTGCTGAGGCTTAACTTTGCTCTTCTTAGAATTCACTGGTGCTTTTGACATCCCGTTAGAAGATTCCTTTATTTCTTCACTAGAACTTTCATCCTCCGATTCTTCCTCTTGATTCTCTTCAGAATCCTGGTAATCAAAATCCGAAGAAGCTTCAGCGTTTTCCTCGCCAGCTTTGTTTATCGCTTCCTCTATATCTTGGATAGAATCAAAGAGATGATCCTCTGTGTTTCCGTCATCTTTTAAGATAGTATATCTTCCAGAAGTTCCGTCGATAGAGATTATTTTTCCGGTGTCTCCAGATTCTTTTATTCTAACGTAGTCACCTATATGGAATTTTTGGTCCTCGGAAAGATTATCATCGGATCCTTCAAAACTCTTGTTCTCAATTGCTTCAAGTTCTTCGTTAACTGAAGTCCACTTATTTCTAAGTACTTTAAGTTCTCTCTTCAATAACTTTTCAGCTTCTATTAATGATTCATTTTTAGAAAATTTAGGATCATTAAGGACATTTTGAACCTTAGATATCTGTTCTTCTATCTTCTGTATGTTTCCAAGAATCTCAGAACGATCGTTAATCAAAATAGACTTTACTTTAAGATCACCTTGTAAAAATTCACTCAATCCCTCAGAAATGTCATATCTTAAAGATTCTCTTATCATCTTAACAGCTTGAAGACCTC